ATTTCATAGATACAAGGCATTTTTATCAACTTAAGGATACCATTATTATTTATACAAAATAATAGCAAAAGAAGAGGTCTCAGTCAACCTCTGCTTCTTTCTTGAGTCTTTGGATTACTCTTTGCATGTTATCAAATACTATATTCATATCAGAAGGGTCTCCATAACCAATCATTCTGGATGCTTCAATAATTTCATTCTTCTTTTCAATGGCTTGTGGGTCATCAGACAAACTCAATCTTGTATACAGGATTTTTTGTTTCTCTAATAATTCAGATAGCAAATTCACATGCTCAAGTTTTTCTGCCTTGGACATAATAGGAAACCTCAAGACGCTCCTTGTAAGTTCCCTCTGAAGCTTCTCAATACTCTTTAGTTCTTTCTGAACTATTTCTGAATCGAAGAAGGCCATATTACCCCTCTACAATATTTCTCAAGATCTTTTTATAATCCTGTATGTCAATATTTAGGAATGGAGAATATTTCTGTATCTTTAATGACACAATTTCCCATACAGGATCTAAAAGTTTTTTATCAAAATTATTCCTAAACAGGAATATTTTATCATAAATGGTAAAAGTTTCTATACTAATTTTACCACTCAAGAATTTTTTCAGAATGATTGGATGTTGCTTTGAAGCATCAAGAACCTCATCCAAGTTACCTTCAGACAACAAATCTTGCGACTCTTGTGTGAAAAGATACTTCAAACTCTGTTGTCTTTTTGTCCATTGCTGATATGCATCCTCACCTTCTCGCATTAGTTGTCCAATCCAAACTGCTTGTGGATTATCTAATGCAACAAAATTAGAAAGAAAAAAGTTTTTTATTTCTTCATCATTCTTTTGTCTACTAATTCTTTCAAACCAGTACTTATCTTTACGCTTATTAAATGATTCTATTGATGCTCTGGACTTACCTGCATATTTAAAGTAATCATACTTTGGTTTACTAAAATGATTCTTGAGTGCAAGGTAAGTTTTATAAGCATCAAATGAGGTCATATTAAAAGTTTAGCTCTGGATGTTCGTTTCAAAAAGTTTAAGTTAATAGCATCACACTTGAGTTTTTCTTTGAGAGGTTTGCTAATCAATTTACTGACTGAATCAACCTCAATTCCATTCTCTTCGCAGTAATGAACAATAGCATCAATATAATTCATTTCCTCATTAGTTTTTACAAGTTCTTCTATGATTTGAGAAAACTTTGCTGGGCACAGGAACTTGAGATCTAATGCGCTTTTTAATTTATCTTCCATATTCTTTTAATTTAGATTGAATAAACTCTTTAATGTATCCATTAAGTAACTTAATATACTTCATTTTATCATACTCCTCATAAACAACGCAATCCCCATCTTCACATGCCATGAGGATGACTAATTTTTTAACAGCAATACCTGTAATTTCATAGAACATACAAGCATAAGCAGCACATTGAACAAAATAATGTTCAATCCATTCTTTTGGTTTTGGTTTCTTTGAGGTTTTAAAATCTATGATTGCCAGTTCGCCATTATACTCTGCAATACAATCTACAGTTCCAGCAATTCCAAGAACTTTACTGTATAGTGAACTCTCAAGTGCATGAATATTATCTATATTATCTATCTTACTTTTTGCAATCTTAAAAAGAAATTCAGATAATGGTTGGACTTTTGGAAGTTCTGGAATGTTATAAAGATAATTTTCAACCAAACTGTGCATATCAGTTCCACGACTGGTTGCCTGTTTGTTGATTTTATTTGCTTCCTCTTCGCCTACCTTCTTTCGCCAGTTCTCAAAGATATGTCTATTATGAAAACTTGTAACTGATGTAATAGAAACTAACCTGGAGAGGTTATCCTCCCCAGGTATTTTATAATATCTTACTCCATCAATCTCTTCCCTTTCAAGTTTGGGAAGATTCATATCAACATGATTGAACATTAAAAACCTGCTGCCATTTTATTTACAATGTAAGACTTAACCAAACCAGATCTGACAATATCTTCAACACCAAATTCAATTGACTCAAACTCTGGCATTCTTTGAATGATCTTCATGAAATCAAGAATTCCATTTCTTTCATTAGTTTTGGTAAGGTCTGATTGTGTAGCATCACCACAAAACATAATCTTGGAGTTGTCACCAACCCTTGTAATTATACTATCAAGTTCATGGAAGTTCAAGTTTTGACTTTCATCTACAATAATAATTGAATTGTCTAAAGTAGTTCCTCTGATGAATGACGTGCTCCAGAATCTAATTGTTTCTTGTGCTTTAAGATTACCATAAAGCATTTCAAATTCTGCATCAGTATTACATTCAAACATATACTTTACCATATTCTTATATGGAATTTGGTAAAGACTTGATTTATCCTCATGGTCTCCTGGAAGGAATCCAATTTCTCTTGTAGAAACAAGAGATCTGACAATTACTATCTTGTCATATGGAGTCAGTTCATCAAGAACATCTTTGAGTGCCAGATATAATGCACAGAATGTTTTACCTGTTCCTGCGCAACCATAAACAAAAAGATGTTTATCTAAATCATAAGCATCAAATAAGATGGTTTGATTTTTAGTTAGTGGTTGAATATCCACTAAACTTTCAGAACTAATTGGTTTCCTTTTCTTCCTGTTTCTTGCAGTGGTGCCAATTCCAATAGGACTTTCGCCTGTGTTTCTTCTTCTGTTTCTTGCCATTAGATTTTAGTTACACGTGAACCTGGAGCTTTGGATGCTTTTTCAAGCACATCATTCCAACCTGGATTTTTACTGATTAGTTTATTTTTCCACTCCCCAACTTCTCCAGGAGAAGGGCAGGTTGATGGATCAGACCAATCACGAATCCAATCAGGATTGTCTTTTTTCCACTGGTCCCAGACGTGGATGCTCATTTCCACTTCTTTCTGTTCACCAGTTTTTGTATTAATTACAGGATATGCAGGCATAAAATTACGAATTCAAGATAATTTATTTAGACCCACTCAAGGGCTTCTGCCACTGATGGGAACTGTTCTTTAAAAACATCCTTACAAGAAAGAGCAATATCCATATGCTCTTTTTGAGTTCCATTGGCAGAACGAAGATTGATGTAGTGAATCCAAGAACGACAAGAACCAGTCATGTAAATCCTTGTAGGGGTTGCAAGAGGAAGAACAAACCTTGCGCATTCCTTTGCTACTCCATGAGAAAGAAGTTCCTTGTAGAGTCTCATAGAGTGTGCAAAATGCTCTTGAATTTTCCCTTGCAAGGTCAGTTTTTCATACTCTGGAATATCATCAATAGAGTTTTGACGATTCTTTGTATCTTGACTACGCAAATCTGGAACTGGAATATACTCACTCAACAGAGAACTGTCAGCATAGCGTTGTGAAAATTCCTGAAATGTAAAGGACCTATGACGAAGTATCTGTGCTGCAATACCACGAGTTGTTTCAATCTCAAGGGTCATAGTAGCCTGCTCAAACACAGACCAATGATTGTGCTTAATACAATAACGTAGCAAACCTGCATAGTTTTCATTATCTTGATTTGCTGGATTAGAAACCCTCGCAATATATGCCATTGTTTGTTCTGCATCAGGAGTCACACTGATAAGTTTTACAGTCATTTCTTTCCAAATCCTTTATAATTTTTATGTTCAACTCTGTTTATTTCATCTTCAATGACTTGAAGTTGATGCTTCATATAATCCAACTCTGCTGGAGTATAAAATTTAGTTTGGTTCTCTGTTGCCTCTTTAAGCAACCTCAACATTTTTCTAAGCCTCATTCAGAAAATACCTCATCATAATCTCCTTCAAATGGCAAACCCATCACTTCTTCTTCTTCCACAAAGGAATCAACTTCATTTAATTCTTTTTTAAGAGCATCAACTAACAACTCCATATTTTTAACTATGAGTTTAACTCTTTCTTTATCCATTTGATTTAATATTATCTTTCAAATTTTACACAAAAAAAGAGGGAAAGTCAATCCCTCTGTCTCCAATCATTTGGTTTTTCTTCAGTCCACCAATCAACCATATCATCAGTATCTCTAAATCCTTTTTTACCAAAACGATCAAATCCAGTTCCACCAATATCAAGTTGATTCAAAAAATCATCCATGTCACCTTCTTGCATATTGGGATTCTCTGCAGTCCTTCTTGCTTGACGAAGTATTGTTGCTGCTGATCTATTTGATTTTGCTAATTTCTCTACCCATATCATATCTTCCAAACTAACTTCTTCACCTTTTACAATTCTTTCACAAATTGCTTCCAGTCTCAATCTATACTGCGTAGAGAGCATATGTATTACCACATATAGGGTTATTTAGTTAACGTTCAATATAACTTAAAGTATGACTGGTTGCATACAACTGTTGAATAATTATGTCACAACCAATCTTTGGATTACAATCACCACAAGTATAAACATCTACTGCTGCTTTACCATCCTCTGGCCATGTGTGGATACTTATATGACTTTCAGATAGCAAACAAATTACAGTAACTCCTTGTGGATCAAACTTCTTTGAGATGGTTTGCACAACTGTAGCCCCACTTGCTGCAGCAGCATTTTCCAATAAGTCTATAAGACAACGTTCATCATTCAAAAGAACGAACGAACACCCATATAGATTTAACAGATAATGCTTCCCCATCACTTTTTACTTTTCTTTTGTGGTTGATTATAAGATTTTGGATTGACTCTTCCATCAGTCCATTTCATAGAAATTACATTTCTATATTCATCATAGTAATGATCGAATATACTAACTTGAGTTCCTTGAACAATATCGTATTTTTCTATTCCATCATCAGAATATGAAACAATATAAGAATCTAATGGAAGGGATTTATCCTTTGATACAGATTTATCACAATCTCTATGTATAATGTTAACTTTCCCTCCCATAGTTCAGTTCCACACTATATCTGGGAACGCATCTTGAACTACAACTTTAGTAATTTTAAATCTTTTGTGCAGTTGCTTGTCTTTAACAAGGCACATTAACTCTGCTTCAGACTCATGAAGAGCTTCCAGTAATTGAATAAACATGGTCTCTCTTTTTGTCTGGGCAATATCATTAATTCCCTTTACAAAATAATTAAACTTTCTCCATTCATGGATCAGTTTACTATGCTCTGTCCCTATGGGAGCATCATTTGGCGTGTAAGGAACTTCTCCTTCTGGGACTGCTGATTGAACTGCATCATCAAAGTTCCAAATAAGAACAGACCTCAATGCAGGACTATCATAATGTCTCAAAATTTGTATTTTTTCGTCTCTGGTTTTTGCATTAGAGACTCTTTGAATAACTTCAGACATCAATTGGTCTGGTGGTAATTTCATAATTCAACTCCAATTAATCTTCTATATCTTCCTCTTCCCCCATGGAATCTGGATTTTCAAATCTAAATGCTATTATTTCATCTGGTAAAACTTGTCCATTTTCATCAAACATTTCTGGATGATATGTGTATGGTTCTCTCTGTTCAAGATGTTGTTTGACTGTCCAACCAACTAAACCACCAAGTATTAGAGCAAAAATAACAAATAAAACTGAAAATACAAGAGCTAGTGCTAACATAGTGATTCTCCTAAACTACTTTGGTTTTCCTATTCTCAAGGAAAAATTAAAGTAGATGGTTATATCTCTATGAAAAAGAGAAACCATCCTTTCAAAACATATAGTAAATGCTTTTTTAGCTGGTTCCCTCCTTTTTAAAACTAACTCAACACCCCTATTAACGGGAAGAGTATTACCTTTATTTATGGTACTCATCCAAGTAAATTATTTCCCTGAAGATACTTAACTGTATCAGAGCATCCTCCAAGATGTTCACCATTCATGACCACTTGAGGGAAGGTAGAACCCTCACCAAACTCTTTGTAAAATCCTTCTCTGGTAAAATCAGTACCAAGGACATATTCTCTAACTGCAAATCCTTTAGACGTGCTTAGTGCAGAAAGCACTTGAATTACTTTCGTGCAATATGGGCAACCATGTTTGCTGTAAACTGTAAAATTCATAACTCCTAAATTCTTACTGGATGTGGACGTTTTTTATCTGATTTAATAGCACATAACCATGCAGTTGTGATTGCAATATTATCTTGCCACCAATTAGTTTCCAATCTAAATTCTTGAAATCTAATTGAATTATTTTTAATGAACTGTGCCTTTTCTTTTCTGGTATAATACCAGAAACTATTTTGATTCCAATAACTTACATGTGTTGGATCTTGAAAAGCACCTCTACCATCAGTAGAAGGAACCTCAATA